TTACTACCCGGTGGATCGGTAACGGATAGCCTTTTGAATGTTCCGACGCAACCCGTTGTCAATCCTTACGATCAACAAGTAACGGGCTGGTATCAATCACTGCTTGGACGCGCACCAACGCAAGCCGATCTGAGTTACTGGGGCGGTGAACTCGCCAAAGGCGTTGATGCTGGCGCGATTCAGGAATCTATTGGCACATCACCCGAAGCGTTGCTAAACCGCACTTATCGCATGTCGCTTGGAAGGATGCCAACGCAAGCCGATTACGGTTATTGGCTTGGCGAGTACAACAAAGGCGTCCCGCTGTCAGATATTCGCCAATCCATTAGCGCATCACCCGAAGCGCAGCTATTTTCAAGCTACAACCAGGCCGCGCAGAATATGACTTTGCAGCCATATAACTACTATCTTGGGCAGTTAGGTAGTGGCGAACCAGTCCAAGGTCTTTTATCAAGTTTCACGCCACAAAACGTAGATTCAGGCGGCTTGTTTTCTATCCAATGACAAAGTTTGATCTTCAGCACTGGAACCGATGCGCGCCTTACCTTGAGGCGGCATTGCTTCACGCTGGACAAACGCATACCATTGAAGATATTGCAAAGGCCGTGACAAACAAGCAAATGCAGTTTTGGCCCGGTTCGCAATCCGCTGTCATTACTGAGATTCAAGTTTATCCGCGAAGCAAGGCATGTCACTATTTCCTTGCTGGCGGAAACATCGAAGAACTCGCCGCAATGCGCCCCGTTATCGAGAAGTGGGCGTTATCCATAGGATGTAATCGCGTCACGCTAGCGGGTCGGCGCGGATGGATCAAATCGTTTCTGGCGGATGAAGGTTATCAAGAAAAGTGGACTGTCATGTCCAAGGAGTTATCACCATGAGTAAAGGCGGCGGCGCAAGCGGAACCACCACAACAAGGATCGAGCCAGATCCAGAATACAAGCAAGCGGCACTACAGAATTATGCGTTCGCGCAACAAGTAGCGCAGCAACCTTATCAAGCTTATGGCGGGCCACGGATCGCGGGATTCACGCAACCGCAACAAGAAGCAATGGCCGCCATAAGAGAATCGCCGCTAAGTCTTGGCGAATCCATGGCTAACTTTTACAATCCTTATAACCAGCAAGTTATCCAAAACACGCTCGGCAACATTGAAACGCAACGACTGATGCAACAGCAACAGTCACGCGCTGCCGCGGCAAAGGCTGGCGCGTATGGCGGAACTCGCCAAGCGGTACAAGAAGCACTGCAACAGCAAGCCGCATTACAAACGGGCGCGCAGGCCGCGGCACAACTTGCGCAGCAAGGGTTTGGACAGGCCGCTGCGCTCGGTGCGCAAGACATTGGTTTACGCCAACAAGCCGCAGCAGGGTTACAAGGTATTGGTGCGCAGCAGCAAGCCATGAACCAAGCTAATTTAGATTTGGCGTATCAAGACTTCTTGCGCCAGCAGAATTACCCGTTGCAGCAGTTGCAGATCCTTCAGCAAGGTCTTGGTCAAACCAATCTTGGCACGCAACAAACATCACCGTACTTTCAAAACACGGGCGCGTCAGTACTGGGCGGTGCGCTTGCTGGATCGCAACTCGGCCCATTGCTTGGGTTCACAGGGCCATACGGCGCGATTGCCGGTGGCTTGCTTGGATTGTTGAGGTAAATCATGGCAACAAGTTTCAACCTAGCAAACCTTGGCGGATTACTGTTTGGCGGAGGAGCCGAAGATGATCCGCTGTCAAAACTACTTAAAGCACAAGCGCCAGGGCTTGAAGCGCAAGCAGGAAGGAATGCCGCCCTGCAAGCAGCGGCGGCCCTATTGCAAGCCGGCGGCCCTTCAAGAACGCCAACAAGCCTTGGGCAATCGCTAGGTGCAGCATTGCAAGCGGGGCAGGCAGGTTACCAAGGGGCGCAGCAACAAGGCTTGCAACGGATGATGTTGAATATGCAACTTCAACAAATGCAACAGCAACAGCAACGCGAGCAAGCATTACGCCAGACATTAACCGCGCAACCTAGTGCAGCGCAACAATTTCAAGCTGGACAGGCGGCCATGGCAGGAGGTGGCGGGCCAACGCAAGATGCTGCAAGAGCACAACAGCAAGCCGTTCAAGCGTCATTGCCATTCGCAAGTCTTTCGCCAGAGCAACGATTGATTGCTTCGCAAATGCCGTACGCTGAAGCGGTTAAGTACATTGGTGAAAACGTTAAGCCAGAGGAATATGGGACAACCATCAACACTGGCGTAATCAATGGAAGCCCAGTTAGTTACACAGTAAGCAAGCGAGGAAACTTTAAGATTATTGGCGTCGAACCAACGCCAGACGAAGTGCAGTACGACACGGGCGCAGAAATCATCATCAAAAACAAAGCCACCGGAACGATCACCAATCGAATTCCAAAGGCTATTGGGCCAGCTGAAGCCAGACGACTTGGGTTTGAAGAGCGACGCGTTGGGCTTGATGAGCAACGATTGGGCCTTGAGCGCGCTGGGCTTGGTTTACGCCAAGCAGAATTTAACCGTGGCGCGTTTACCGTCAAGGAAACAGATCAAGGGTTGCAGTATGTGCCTGTTGCGCCTGGTGCTGGTGCTGCCATACCTGTTACAACGCCAACGGGTGAAACGGTACGCGGCGGCGGTAACAAACCAACGGAAGGACAGTTAAACGCAGCAGGTTTCGCAAGCCGCATGATGGAAGCCGAAAAGATACTTACCGGCATTCCTGAAAGCCAGCAAAGAGCAGGGCCGTTTGCCGCAACAGCATCAGTGATCCCGTTTGTTGGTGGTGTTGCAGAAAGATCGTTAATGAACCCTCAGCAACAAATGGCCCGCCAAGCGCAAGAAGATTGGGTGCGAGCAAAGTTGCGTAAAGAGTCAGGCGCAGCCATTGGCGAGAAAGAAATGACTGATGAGATCAGGACATATTTCCCTCAGATTGGTGATTCGCCACAAGTCATTACGCAAAAGACACGGGCAAGGCAAACAGCAATTAACGGCATGCAAACATCAGCAGGTACAGCCATGGCGCAAATCAAAGAAACGCCACCCGCTGCGCCTGCCGCTCAGAAACGTTATCGGTACGAAAATGGCCGCCTAGTGGAGTATTGATCATGGCAAAAACGGTTGATATTCCAAGCATTGGAAGCGTTGATTTTCCTGATGAAATGTCCAATGCGGACATTGAAAAAGCCATTCAAGGGTTGATTGCGCAACGCTCGCCAGTCCAGCAAATGATGCAACAAGCAACGCAAGCGCGTGAGATGCAACCACCATCCGCTGGTGGCATAGGCAGACAACTTGGACTTACGGCGCGCGCCGCGCTAACAGGTGCCGCGTCACTTCCAACCATGTTGGCGGATCCACTTGTTGCGCTTATGAACCAAGCGGCGGGAAGGCAGATCGCCGCACCGCCATCACAAAGCATCCAAGGATTGCTTGATGCGCTTGGCGTACCAAAGCCAGAGACGGAGCAAGAACGTATTTCACAAGATGTTGCACAGGCACTTTCTGGCACGGGCACGGTTGCCAAGGCTGCGCAGCTAGGGGCGCGTGCAGCAACATCACCAACGGCGCGTCAAGTATTAACGCAACTCGGAACAGATCCGCGCACACAAGCCATTGCAGCTGGCACGGGTGCGGTTGCCGCGGGTGCGGCGCGTGAGGAAGGTCTTGGGCCTTTATCGCAATTTGGTGCAGGACTTATTGGATCCATGGCGCCAGGTGCCGCGCCAATCGTTGCTCGTAATGTTGGGCAAAGGGCGCAGCAAATTGTCAGTCCGTTTACGCGTGAAGGAAGAGAGGTTATTGCGGGCCAGGTATTGCGTAGATCCGCAACAAACCCTGAGCAAGCGCAAATCGCGTTAGCTAATGCGCCTGAATATGTGCCAGGTTCGCGCCCAATGACTGCCGAATCATCCATGGATCCAGGCTTGATGGCGTTGCAAAACCCGCTTGCCAAAACGCTTGATGTGCAAAACCTAATTGGTCAGCGCATATCAGAAAGCAACGCCGCAAGAATGCGTTTGCTTGATCGTTTATCGGGTGGTACGCCACAAGCAATTGAGACGGCTGAAGCGAAACGCGCAGCGGTTACCGCGCCCATGCGTGAAGCGGCATTTACTAAGTCACTTAACGAGTTTGGGCCGGTTGCAACAACGCCAATCACGGCAGCCGTTGATAACGTACTTGCTGGTGAAACCGGAAACCGCCAGCCTGTTGAAGTTGCTATGCGATGGGTGCGTGGACGTATTGAAAACGCTGGCAATACGCCTGAGCGCATTTACAACGTGCGAAAGGATATTAACGACGCCATTGGCGGAAAACTTGAGGATAACAATCCTGGTTTGCGTTTGGCGGCAAAAGAACTTATCGCCGTGCGCGACGTATTGGACAATGTGCTTGAAACGGCAACGCCAGGGTTTAGAAATTACCTTGCTCAGTACGCCAAAATGAGCAAACCCATTGATCAAATGGCGTTATTGCAGGAAGTAAAAGCCAAGTCAACACTTGCCGCGCCAGACGTGACAACGGGCATGGATATATTTAGCCAGGCTAAATTGCGCCAGCAGTTGCGATCACGCGCTGAAGAACTTAACAAAACGCTTTCTGACTCACAGGCGCGCCAGGTTGATGACCTTATGCGCGATCTTGATCGTTCAGCGTCAACCACATCAGCCGTTGCAAAGCGTCCAGGAAGCGATACGTTTAAGAACTTTTCAACCGCCAACTTGATTGGCGCAATCTTTTCTGACGCCATGGCGGATAACACAACCATTCGCACGTTAGCGCGTCCGCTTGATTTCTTATACCGCTTGCCCGATGAAGAGATTTCGCGCTTGATGGTTGAGGCAATGCTTGATCCGAAACTCGCAGCGCAAATGATGCAAAAAGCTACCACGATGAGCATTAAGCCAGTGGCGAACCAATTGCGTAAGAAAGCAAAGGAAATGGGCCTTGCACCGTTCATTGGTGCTGGCGTAGAATAGGCACGGAACTCCCCTCCTGTTGGTTTTTGCCCGCCGCTTGCGGGCATTTTTTTTGCCGTTCGTCGGAAAAGGTTGGACACTTGCAACTTTTTACCGCCAAATGGAAAGCTATGAACAAACTAATTATTGGTATTGATCCAGGTGCAAGTGGTGCGATTGCAACACTTCAGGGTAAAAAACTCATTGATGTGATTGATATGCCGATTGTGCAGCGCACCGTTGGAAAGTCTGTCAAGAACTTTGTATCGCCACATGAGTTGCACACGCATTTGGCGGCTTACCTGATTGACTATGAATGCACCGCGTATATCGAGCAGGTTTCCGCCATGCCTGGTCAGGGTGTAAGTTCCATGTTTTCGTTTGGGCGCTCACTCGGCAATGTTGAAGGCGTACTTGCATCCTTACAGATTCCTTACCACTTTGTTCCGCCGCTCGTGTGGCAGCGCAAGGTTAGGTTGACGGGCGGTAAGGATGGCGCACGAGCATTGGCGCAGCAAATGTTTCCTAATAACGCGTCGAGTTTTTCACGCAAAAGAGATGACGGGCGGGCTGACGCCAGTTTGATTGCACTTTATGGGGTTATGAATGAGCACACAGGAAGTTGAAAATCTAAAAGAGTTGTTGAAGTACACGCGCACCCTTGCCGCGGAGAGCGACAACAAGTTGCGCGTTGCGCGCAGGTTTATCCACTCGTTATTGCATCCTGAAGAGTTTGGACACGCAGTCACGGAAGAGGTGCGCGGCAAAGCCTTAGAGATCATCAGGCAGATTTCATGAAGCGCGTCTTGCTTATTGGATCTGAGGGTTACGTTGGCAGCAAATTGCTAAAAAACATTGCGCATGACGTGAATCTTGTGGCCGTTGATATTAAGACGGGCATGGATTTCATGGATATGTCAGACGTTGCACTTAGTGCGTTTGATGAGATCCTTTTCTTTGCTGGCGTGTCTAACGTTGCCGACGCTAACCGACAACCGCATCGAGCCGTGGCGGAGAACGTTGTATACACGTTGTGTCTACTTGAGCGCATGGCGGCACACACAAGACTGATTTACGCCAGCACGGGATCGTTGCTTTCAAACGTTGATTCGTTGGTGGCTAACGAGCAACGCGAAAACGCTTATGACGCCAGCAAGTTGTCATTCGATTTGGTGGCTAAGTACATGGGCAAGCGCGTGATCGGTTTGCGCATGGGCACGGTAAGCGGATGGTCGCCAAAGATGCGATGGCATTTGATCTTCAACGCGATGAACCGATCAGCGATTGAAGAGGGGCGCGTTTACGTTACCAATCCTGATGCGATGCGAAGCATTTTGTTCCATGACGACTTAGCGGAACGCGTGATGGAAATCATTGAGGATGACAGCGCGCAAGGCATTTATCCGTTGGCGTCCTACACCATGAGCATTGGCGAGCTAGCGCACGAGGTGGCAAATGTTCACAAAGTCCCGGTTGAGTTTGGTGTTAGCACAGGCACATATTCGTTCTCGCTCCCAACAATTCCGCAACTCTATTCAATACAAGAACGCTGCGAACACTTCAAAAGAGCTTATGGACAAAACAATTAACCAATGTTTGCTTTGCGAGGGGAAAACAGAAATGATCTTTGATCTTGGCGAGCAACCACCCGCCAACGCGCTAAAGAACAGTCCCAACACATTTGTGCGTTGCGCAAGGCTTGCTGCGCAGATGTGCACACAATGTACACACGTTATGCAAAAGGTGAGTTACAACGCCAAAGATTTGTTCGATCACTATCTATACGTCAGCGGCACGAGCAACACGCTTAACGATTACTTTGAATGGTTCGCAGAGAACGTTTCGCTTCATCACCCGAACGCTGACGTGCTTGAGATTGCAAGCAACGATGGAACGTTGTTGCAGAAACTTGCCAAGCGTGGCGCAACCGTGACGGGCATTGAACCAGCAAAGAATTTGCTTGAACTTTCAAGCAAGAAAGGCGTTTACACGATCCCGGCCTATTGGCCTTTGAACATGGGCAACGAGCGTTATGACGTTGTGATCGCCATGAACGTGCTGGCGCATAACGACGATCCGATTGCGTTTCTGAAAGGCATTGAGGCTTGCTTAACCGATGATGGCGTGGCTTACATCCAAGTAAGCCAAATGGATATGCTCGCCAATGGCGAGTTCGATACGATTTATCACGAGCACGTTTCTTTTTTTACGGTGGACTCGTTTACCTTAGCGTGTACCAGGTCAGGTTTAAGGGTAGGTTTTCGCCAGCGCGTTAACGTGCATGGCGGATCGATGCTTGCAGCAGTATGTAAGCGTGACTCGTTTCCGAGTCCGATTCCATTTGCACCAAGCCAATGGAATGAGGGAAGGTTGCACCAGCTGACGTGGATGGACGGTCAACGATTTGCCAATGGCGTAAACCGTGCCGTGGAATCCATGCGATCCGTCATCAAGCAAGCCAAAAGCGATGGGTATGTAGTGGTTATGGTTGGTTGTGCCGCCAAAGCAGTCACGCTGATGCAAGCCATCAACGATGATCCGCACGTTGTTGTGGATGAATCGCCATTGAAGATTGGCAAGTATTTGCCGAACTCCACGCAGCAAATTGTTGCACTTCAAACCGTATCGGAGATCAGGCAAAAGTGTCTTTTCATCCTTGGCGCATGGAACTTTAAGCAAGAACTGATACGAAAGTTGCAAGGACTGCGCGATCCACATCTTTACGATTCTGTTTTAACGCCTTTCCCAATGACCTTTAAGGAATCACTCCATGGATGAGTTTTCAGTTGATGAGCAACAACCAGAAAAGAAGCGCAGCAAAGCGTCAGCGATTAGCGAGCTGGAATCAAAGTATTCCGAGGCGATGGAGAACCTGGCGGATTGCATTGAAACGCTGAAAGGTTTGGAGCAGTACGGACGCTTTCAGGATGCCGTGGTTCGCCGCCGCGCTATTGAGTGCTTGCGACGCGTAGGACATTGGCCCGCATGAAAATAATCATATCAACCACAGGAAGCCCAACGTTGCATGTCATGAAGTCCAGCGTATTTCATTACGCCAAGGGTGTGCAGTTGTGCGTATGGGACGGAAAACTTGGCAACTTTGGCGATGACTACAACGCTGCCATTGAAGCGTTTGCTGAGGATGATGATTCGTTCATCATTGCTAACGATGATGTTGTGATCACGCCACAAACCATGTCTTTGCTGCTTGATGACGTGGCGGCACTGAGCAAAGTGTGCAAGCGGATTGGATTCATCGCAGCGCGTTCAGACTTTGTGCGGCCACCGCAAAACATCAGAGTACCGCGCAACGAAGGCGATGCCATTGAGATGTGCCGCTGGCGCTCGGAGGATGCCATCAAACCCGTTGAAGTGATTAGCCCGATCTTTACCTGGGTGAACGCCAAAGCGATCAAGGATCATCCGTTTCCGCCGATCAACTGGTTTAGTGATGACGTTGTGTGTGCTGACATGGCGGCAGACGGTTACAAGCATTTCGTGTCACGCGCTTATGTTCACCACGCAGGAAGCATGACGGTTGGACGTGACGCTAAAGCGTTGATCGGTGCAGCCGCACCGTGGATCGTTGAGCACAGGCCGGAATACGCCAAAAAATGGTTTGGGGTGCAAGCATGAAAACGCATCGCAGGATTTGCATTCTCACAAACACGCACCCGTATGGCGTCACAGAAAACTTTGCCCGCCATATCGCTATCGGGTTTGCGGCACACGGGTTTGAGCCGCACATTGTGAACATCATGGCACCGCTTGAGCAGCAATTTCAGGCGATTGGCGCGTTATCCGCCATCGATGAATTGTTCATGATTGGCGCACTGCCGCTAAAGGTAAAAGTTGGTGATGAATACTTGTGGCGCGAAATGTCAAAGCGCGGTAAGCGGGTGACCTATTACGTCATTGATTCGTATCACAATGATTTGCGACGTGTGCCTGAAGTGCTTGAATACGCCAAAGCATCAAACAGTGAGGACAACCTTCATCACGCGTTTGCGGATTACGAAACAGCTGATGCGCATTTCTTGTGCGGCACAGAGTTGCGCTTTGGCGGATTTCCTGCTGCGCCGATTGATCAGGCCGCCATGTATCGTGATCGCTTGCTTGTGTTTGGCGGGATTGGCAACGAGTTAGCGCAGATCAAAGATACGCTTGATGAAACGGTTTCGGAAGTCAGGCGAACCATTGATCTGAAAGATGATTACTTGTTGCTTGGCGATGGCAGCCATTGGGATGTGCTGAGTAAAGTCTTAGACATTAGCGGGCAATACAGCAGGTTGCATGAAGAAACCTTATTGCTTGATGCGTATTGCGCATTGGATGCGGCGATGAAACGCCATAGGCGATTGCATGTCATGTCGGCGCTCAAAGGTCTACCCATTGACAT